TCTACATTGTTTAAACTAAGGTCTGTTTTGACCTCAGCATAACTTCTACCCTCTAAACCATTAGCTGTAAATTTTGCATAGTCATCATCAGCAACGGAAGCATGGTCTATTTTTACTGCATTAGTATTCGCAATACCAAATGTAGATGTTGATTGTGTACTATCTGCAAAAAACTTGATACTATCACTGGCATCTTTAAAATACAATTTACCAGTATTTGTATTGATTGCAAGTTCCCCTTCAGCTAGATCACTTGTTCCAGGAGCACCTGTTCCGCTTGTTACACGTTTTAATTGGATTACATTTGCCAATTAATATGTTCCTCCGTCAATAGTTGCTCCATCTACAGAAGCACATTTAATTCCTGCTAAAGCATAACTACCATCCGAAACATCTACGGTTGTTGTAGGTGCTGTTGCATTATTTTTAAAAAAAGTAAATACATCACTATTGGATGCATCAGAAAACATTCCTTTATATTTTGTACCACTACTTGCGTAAGTACCATAGATTCCAACATCTACACTATTTGCACTTGTATTATCTTTTGCTAAAGAAATAAGTGGGTCTTCTACGACCAATGTAGAGGATTCAATAGTAGTTGTAGAACCATTAACTGTTAGAGTTCCTGCAATTGTAACATTATCAGGCAAACCAATTTGTATTTGATTATCAGTTACTGTAGTATTGATTTCATTGCTTGTTCCTGCAAATGTAAGTGTTTCACCCAATGCTACTGCATCGTTTGAACCAGAATCGGCGGCAATCGTAATAGTACTATTTGCAAGTTTTGCATTGGTAACATTAGAGTTCGTAATTTTTGCTGTTGTAACAGCGTCAGAAGCTAATTCTGCAGTATCTACTGCATTATCTGCTAACATTGCGTTTTCGACCGCATTATTCGCTATTGTGAGTACTCCTGTGTTTGCAAGAGTAGCGTCTCCACTAATACTTTTATTATCAAAAGAATTAGATCCGTCATAAATCAAAATTTGTGCATCTGCTAATGAGGTAATTGTAGTATCACCTAATTCTGCTAATGTATCTTTTGTAGCTACTTGAGCATCAACATATGCTTTTATACTTTGTTGTGTTGCAATTTTTACATTGCTATCAGAAGACATATCATCTTCATCTAAAATAGGTGCTCCTACCCAATTAGCTGTAGAAGAACCAGAAGCAATCCAAAATCTGCTATCGCTTGTATTATATAGTGGTTCTCCTGCACTTAAACCCGAAGAAGGAACGCTTGTACCTCTACGGAACTGTATTGTATTTGCCATTAGTATGTTCCCCCATCTATGGTTTTGTTAGTGAATGTGGCTGTAGATGAATTGGTAGGTATATCGGCACTTGAACCACCACCTACTGTTTTTTCATCTAATTGATTTAATTCTGAAGCAGTTGCAGTTAATAATGTATTGTTTAGTTTTAACCCATTAGATGAACCATCATGAGTAGATACATCTATACTTGAATTAGAAATTTTTAAAGCGGTTGCAGTTCCATCTCCATCTCGAACACTTTGGTCACTAGCAGTAGAACCATCTGGAAGATGTAATAGTTGTTGATAGGTAGAACTTATTGCTTGGTTTGTTAATGAATCTGCCATTATCTAATTGCATGCGAACCAACTGGAATCATGATTCGTGCACCTCCAAATTTTTTATTTTGATATCTGTATACTTTCTTTTTGAATTCTGCCATATGGTAAGCCATCTTATCGTATTGATTTTGATTTTCAGCAAATTTTGCTTTAACATAATCGACTAAAGCAATCGCCAACTCTTCATCACAATCAATAGAAATAGCATTTCCACTACCATCGGTTTCAGCAGTAATAGCTGTAGGTTGAGCATTATACTCCATTTTAATTCCATTGGTAATAGCTTCGTCTGGGCTTTTGTAAAACCCTTCAGTATTTTCTCGTACAATTGCAATATTCCTTCCTGACAAATAATATGCGTAATCTCTTTCCATTAGGTATCATCTCCATCGTTACTTTCTACATGAATCACACGAGGTATCCTTACATATTCAGTTTCATCTGTATCGTATATCATTACATTTTTTAAGGTTACAAGGTCTGTAGGTAATGAATAAAATCGTTGGTCTTTTACAATATTTGATTTTGCATATTTGATATTATCATCTATCATTCCTTGTATCTCTCTTAACCCATCATTGATATAGGCAATTGCATATCCTGCATTTGATGTTGGTACTCGTTCCATTAATTCTTTTACTGTCATATTATTGTCCCCAAACTGAATCTTCTTGATTCCATTTACTATTATTTGAAAGCGACCAAAAAAGACTTTTGATAGCTATCCATACACTACTTGGACTAGGTGCACTTGCACTCCAAGAACTTGTAACACTTACATCTGTTGCATCCCAAGATGTACTTGGTGTAACAATCGTTGTTGTATAACTCGAAGAAGGAGTTGGGTTTGTTGTGTTCCATGTTGTCATGTTATAAATGCATACTCCACAGCTATGTCATCTGTAGTAGATGAGGTTACTTTAATCGCCGCACTCGTAAATTCAGGCAATGCAAGAGCCATTCCTGCAGACAATTTGCATATTTCTTGACTTCCAATAGTTACGATCAGTTTATTGGTTCTTGCATCTGTTCCTAATGCACTACTACTACTATAACTAAAACCTGTATGTTTAATAAATACCATATCATACCCACCTGTTGCTATGGTAGTAACCGAATTTGTTGCTTGATAATAACTTGCATTTCCTGCAGAAAAACCTGTTGTTGTATGGGCTGTTTGCCCAACAGCTACAAAACCACTTCCTCCAACCATACGACCAATATCACTTTCAATAACATCCACTGCAGGAGATTGATTAGAGACTGCATCTATCGTTACAATAGGAGTCATGCTAATGGAATATTCTACTCTACTAGCCATCTTGTTTTTCTTCCTTTGGTGGTTGATATGGTACAAATGCACTTTCATACTCTTGTCTTAATGTTTGGTATTGTCTGACTTTCCATTCATAATCGAGTTGTTCTTTTGCAAGTTTAGTAGAATGTTCTTGCACATCTGCTTGTACATCAGCACTAAATCTTGCTAGGTCTTGCCCATATCGATTTAACGTTGCTGTATACTCGCCTACTTCTTTTTGTAAAACTTGTGCTTTATTTTGCAAATCTACATTGGTACTGGTTTGCATTAATTGGATTGCTCTATTGGCATCTGTTGTAAATTGTTGAATATCTTTTTGTACTTTTGCTTGATACTCTACATTATCTTCTTGAAATTTTTGATTTGCACTTGCTAGGTCTGCATTAAATTTTTGCACTTGAGCAGATATTTTTTCTACTTGACTTCTTGCAAGTTCTATGTCATCATCATCAATAAATGTTTGCACTGCACTTGTATCAACATCTTCCATTACTGGTGGAGTAAATACAGGAGCAGTTCCTGTTAAACTAAAACTCATTGCTCCAACTGCATTTTGTATTGCTCCATTTGGTGCAGTAAAACTAGGAGCACTAGGAATAGATGGTGCAGATGAAATACTTAGATCACTTGGTAATGCATGACCTACCATTTTAACATGTAATAGTTTCATCGATGCATAAAGAACAGGTAACCTGTAATATTCACTTGGAAAATTTGAAATTGATGAGCCACTTAAACTTCCTAGTTCTGTTGTTTGTACAACATCAGCGTGTGCTGTTTGACTATTCGTCGGTAGTGGTAACACATTTAATGTTTGGTTGCGAATATAATACACTGGATTTTCTTCTGTTGCACGAAGCAAAGAAGTGGAATCGGATGCTTTAAATCTATCTTTTACAGCTATTTGTCTTGCTGTTTTATAAGTAACGCTAGAATTTGAATTTCTTCTAAATACAGATATAACTCGATGTGCACTTGATAAATCTAATGTAGTAGATGAACCAGTTAAATCAGCACTTTGAGTTGCAAACATAGGTAATATATTTGGGTTTACAATTGCAAATCGATTGATTACATCTTTTACGCCATCATTAAACCATTGTACTGCATTTGTACCTGAAGAAGAACCTGCTAACGAATCTACTTGTTGTGTAAATGTAGCCATGTTTACTCCTTAAGGAAGTTGGGGTAAGGAAGGAGGCTGACCCTACCCCAGATTACGTTATGTATACTTCCAATAATCACGAGTTATTTCCAAACTGCGTGAGCTTCTGGCATAAGAGCTTCCAAACCTGCCTCAGTTTGAATGAGGTCGATTCTTCTGTCTACACCTGTGTTTTCAAGGGATTGAACTCCAACATAGATTGAAGTGTCTCTATTTACGCCATTACCTACTAAAGGTCTGTAAGCAACGTGCTTCATGTTAACACCAATCATCTTGATACCTGCATTGCCTGTATCTAAGTGGATATTACGAGCTACATTCATATCTCCATAAGGAGTAGAAATAGTTGTAATGTCTAGTCCAAACTTCTTACTCTTACCAGTAATAGCCATATCAGCTCTTCCTAGTGAGTTTTGAGAAGTTCCCACGCTATTTCCTGCAAGTCCAGGCTGTACCCTAGATACATTATTTGCAAAGTAACCACTTAATTTGTGCAACCAATTGTAAATATCAGTTGAGCACATAAATAGAGTTGCTCCTGCATTGTTGTATCTTGGATCTAAATAATTACTTAGGTCATCTAAGAAATCATCCTGTGACTTTGTGCCTGTAGCTAGTGAGAATATGTTTCCATTGTTAAGAGCATAATCTACGATACCTTGAGTGTACCTTGTTGTGCCAGAGGCATACTTAGTACCAAAAAGCAATGCTTGCTCAATGTCGTATTTATGTTCGATTAACTTTTGTTTCCATATTCTAGCCCACTCATCAGGAACAAGCTTAAGCTGTGTAGCTCTTGCAGTATTAGTCATTTGACAAGTTGTTTTGAATATTTGAGTGAATCCAAAAACATCGGAATATGGTTGGTCTTGCCATGTATCAGGGAATGTTGACCCTTCTGCATGTGCATTACCTACAGCATATACTTTATCACCTTCTACAAAACCTGTTGCAACATGAGCATCAAAAGTAGTTCCTGAAGCTTCATATTGTGCACCTGGGATTGAAAAAAGGTCGTATGCTCCAACTGTAATTGGTCTTACAACAGTTACAAAAGCGGCGACCGATTCTGCATCGTTGTTAGAATCAAATGGAGTTGTAGATACATTAGTCACTTTAACAACTAAATAATCTTCATCATACATAGCACTTGTAGGTACGTTCTCATCTGACAAAGTATGAGTAGAACCAGTTTCGTGTTTTCTGATTGGGATTTTTAGAAGTTGACCTGCTACAATAAATTTAGGTTGTGTACCAGAAGCACCTACTGTGATTCCAGTTTGACCTAAAACAGATTGTATATTGCCTTGACTTTTGAAATCAGTTTCTAATTTGATACCAAAAGTTTGACCTTGAGCAAGTTTAGCACCTGCTAAGGCATATTCAGCATATGCATTTCCGTCATCATCATAGTTACTAGAAGTTGCATCTGAATCGATAGCTACCACATACGCATAACGTTTGTGCCAACTGTGACGCATTTCTAGTGCTTTGAATTCGGGATCATCGGTTGGTTTTTTCGCCGCCATTGCGAGGAAACGAAAAAACGGAGTTTGGTCAATTGCTAGCTCAGATACTCTATCTCCAAAATTGTATCTTCGTCTAAGGTCACCAATACCTGAACCACCAGTGTCAGGGCTAGCACCTTTCGTAGACGGAGCAACATCGAGAGTTGATAAAAATAATGGATTATCAGCCATGTTTATTTCCTTTCTCTATAGAAAGTCTATAAACCTAATTACTTATGAAAATAAGCTATCTACTCCATTGTCTAGGTTCTTCAACGACTCAAAGATTTGTTCATTAACATCAGTCGTTCTTGACTGGCTGTTAGTTGAACTCGCAGATGTTGGTATGTTACGAACCGCTTTCATCTGATTTAACATATCAGATTTTGTGTTTTTAGCAACGTTATTAGCTACTCTATCTTTATTCTTCAAATAATAAATATCTTCATAACTCATTTTATGGGTTTTGGCAAAATCCATTAACTCATTAAAATCATTATCTTTCATACTCATTTTTTGTTTAAAAGCAGATGCTTCTTGTTCTCTTGCCTGTGAGGCAATTTCATTATTACGTTGTTGTTTATCTTGAGCCAATTGTTCACTGACTCTTCCTTCCACTACACGATCTATCATTCCACTAAATACTTTAGCAGAATCACTCTTCGGGTTCGCAACAGCATCATCAATATTAAATTCGAAATCGTCACCTAGTTGAAGTTCATCACTTATTGATTTAGGTTTATTTCCTTCTTCTAGATATTCTCTTATTGTTGATACCAAGCCCTCATCATTTTTAAGGGCATCCACGAACGGTTTAAACGGAGTAAGCTCATCTGATTGCTCTTTTAATCTAAGAGCTTCTCTTGACGAATCTTTATACCGCTTTTCCCAATCTATCTTTTCTTCCGATGAGTCCACTTCTGGAGTTACATCCTCTTCGATTGATTGTGTAATCTGGGGGCTATCTTCTTGACCATCTTGAATTGCACCGTTCACTTCACGATCCAAGTCTTCAAAAAACCCATTTGTAGAGCCAAATATAGAATCACCTACTGCATCCTGACTCGATTCCTCGGTCGTTATGTTAGATGGAGCTTCTTCTATCTCTGGGTTATCTACGCCTTGCATTTCACTCATTATTGCTCTCCTATTCCATTAAGTTGTTGTTTTCTCATAAGTCTTCGTTGCATATCGCTTTCTGCTTTTATTTTATCTGCACTTCTACCATGAGAAAGTTTTGTGTCTTGTACACTCTTTTTAATCTCTGTTTCTGCTTGCATAACTTTTTGTTTAATACCTGCTTGTACGAGTTGTCTTTCGAGTGTTTCAATTGTACCTTCTTTGTCTTGCATTTGTTTTTTCATTTTTTCTAATTGATTAGATAATTGTGAATACAGACTTTTGCGTTGTACAATCTTTTCTTTGTTCCTAATATCGGTTTCTGCTAGGACTGCAATATCATCTACAATACCTAACTTCATTAATTCTTTTAATTCTGCTAAATAAGCCCATCTATTAATAGGAAGTGTAGAACCTGCTACAATACGAACATCAAATTTGGCAGTTGAATAATCATTCCATTTACCAATAGCAGTACCATAATCATTATAGATAGGTACATTGATTTCTACTTCTTTGATATTTTCAATATTGTTTGGTTGTACAATTCTCATCACTTTATGAGCTTGATACACCTTTTGTGAAAAATCTTTGACTACTTCACCTAATTGTTTTAGACTTGGTTCAATAGCACTTTTTAACCATTGCTTTACACGCCTTGTTCCATATTCATCTAAGGCAAGTAACCCTCTATAGGTTTCATTTGCTTGGTCTGGAGAACCCATTGAAGTTCCATAGATACCTGCTAAATATTCCATATCCATTTTACCGTTTTGTGTGATCTGATAAAATGCATTCGATAGTTGTGCAGGTTGCACTTCTTTTGGTGGTTCATACCCAGAATTAACAGGTAACAATGCCCCAGGAGCAGTTGCAAACTTTTCCCAATAAGAGGTGTCGATTGACCCTTCATAATACATCCATCTAAGAGATGAACCTAATGACGCATTGTGTATCATAAGCTGATGTGCTTTGTTGATTTCTTGTTGTTTACCAACCAAAGGAGAAACTGCACTCATTGGGAATGGTGTGCCCGTCCACTTATACATAAATGGAACAATGGGATAATGTTCGGAAGGAAGTATATCCTCTGAAAGAGTAATATCTCCCGATACTTTAGTTAGTTTTACTTGTGGTTTATGAAATTCAACGACATCAACAATTGACTTTTGGAACGCTTTGTTATCTTTAAAAATTTTAAATTCTTTTGGAGTAAGCACTTTGTTTTCTATAATAGAAATCTCTTGTTGTGCTTGAGCCATCAGTTGTGTAGAAAGTAAAGCAAGTTGTGCTTCGTTTTCTTTCATTCTTTTATCTAACTCTAACTCCATTCTTTCTTGCATAATAGCACCTGCTTCTAATTGCCCTGCAAGATTTTGTTGTAATTCTTTAAATGCTACTTCCATTTCTACTTGAGTTTCTGCTATTTGTGTATTCACTTTCTTTTGAACCATCTCAAGTTCTTCTTTAGATGGAATACGATTGTAGAATACATTAAGTAGTTTTGTTTTTTCTTTTTCGTATACTTCAAAATATTCTACTAACTCACTTTGCTGACCATCATTATCATATCCTGTTTTAATATCTTGATATTGAAAATCATTGGATAATTCTGGTTTAGAAGAATAATCATAATCAGATGCATGTCTACTAGCACTTTTATCAATCTTTGCTCTATGTTCTGGGTACATATTTGCTAACTGTACTTTTGGTAATACTTTGCGTACTATAATGTGGGTTGCATCTTTAAAAAGTGGATCTCTTGACTTAGGGTCTATGTAGACATCAAATGGGTCAGGTTGCTGTATAACAACTTCTCCCATTCCTCTATCTGCATTTGGGTCTACAGTTACCACTAAATATCCAACAGATTTAGTAACACTATCACTAATAACATTAGAATACAATGCTTGACCATTAGAGTTATGCCAAATATAATCTGCGACATCTGCGTAGACCGCCGCAACATCACTATCAGATTCTTCACTTCCAATCGCTTGCCATCTTGGTGTATTGCTTGTTGCATAATAATTAAGCATTTCAACTACAGGTATAATACGATTAACGGTAAAGGTTGGCATTCCTTGGTCTTCGAGTTGTTGTTTATCTTGTTCATCAATTTGATTGTCTAGATAAAAATCGTGACCTTCTTGATTAACTGTTTCCCAGTTCTGTCTTGTGCTATCATTAATAGCATCAAATAATTTTCGTATCCTATTAGCTTTTTTGTCTTCTCGTTTTGCCATTAAGCAAGTACCCAACTTTTAGGACGACTTCTGATATTTTTGGATATTACACCGTTTTCACGGTTTAGATTCTTAGGAGGAATCGCATATTTGGTTGCATATGCTAAGGCATCGATGGTGTCATCGTGTGCCATGCGGTTGCCAAATGTAAGGATTTCGTGGTGTAAATCATAATGATTCTTCTTCATTAGTACTTGACCTATCGAAAAACGTTGTGCTAGTATGCCTTGAATCCTGTCTCTTTTAGATTGCCTTGTTCCTGGCTTTTCTTCTTTCCACTTTACACTAAAATCATTTCTTCGGAGAGATTCGCTTCTCAATGCTTGAAAGATGGGTCTGCTCATAGTAGTATCTTCCACAACAAATAAATTAGGATTGTACATATGAGCATACTGGAACATATAATCAACAATACCTGCTTTTCCTTCTCCCAATATTGCCATGACAGGAATACCTCGTTCTCTGACATAATCCAACACATACACTCGGTTATCTTCATCCACGCCAACAGCAAGGATAACACTATAATCACTATCACGCCTATGAATGTCGGTAGCAGGATCAACACCAATGAATACATTAATAGGTCTATATTGATCCTCCGTCCAGATATAACTAACCCCATGCTCTTCATTGAACTCATAATGGCCTTCGTAATACTTGATATGCTTTGAATTAAATACTGAGTCTTCTTCACTTTGCACCTCCATCATATATTCTTGATAAAATTTCTGAGGTTGCCCACTATCTCTGTAAAATATTTTTTTCTCTTCTAGTTTTTCTTTTGTGAACCATGAAGACCATAAAGAGTCTCCACTTCTATTGATTGCTTTATATAACATTACTTTCCAAGCAAAATCCTTTTTATCTTTTTTTGCTTTCTCACTATTTGCAATAAGATTGTTTATAAAAGAATCATAATGAACAGGAGTGCCATTAATTCTAAGACGACCAGTATGAGGCTCAAGAGCAGGATAAACGACCGCAGTGATAAGGTTTGCATTTTTTGCTCTAGCATCTGTAGTAAGTGTGTTATTTTCATCTTCAAAGTCATCCAATATAATAAGGTCATAACGTTTATGGAGTTTTGCACCTCCACGAATACCTGACACGTTTGATTTAGAAAGGAGCTTACATCCGTTGGAAAGCTCTATGTCTTCCTCCGTCCATTTACGTCCTTTCAAGTTTCCAAAATAATATTTAATCTTCTCGTTAAATTCCAAATGGGTTTTGACATAATCCATATTTCCTGATGCTAATTTTTGTGTAGCTGAAACCCATCCATAAAACAACGGTTCACGTGCAAAACAAAAGGACTGGAGCAAATCACATTTAGTAAGTACTGTCTTTCCATGTCCTCTTGGCATAATGATAGCAAGTTGTTTATTGTTATGATTAGATATCTCATCTGCTACCTCAAAATGAAACGGAGGTGTTTCACTCCTAAGAAAGTCATCAGGCAAAAAAAGCTTACCAAAAGCAATAAGGTCTTTACTAGCAAGTCTTAATGCTTCTTCAGCTTGGGATACATTTTCTTTATTTATGTTCAGCTTCCAGACCTTCTTTTTCTTGGTGACCCTCTACCATTACCTAACTTGCTTTCGATGTAATTCAAATGATTTGTAGTCTCATCATCTAAATGATTGATCTGTTTTCCGAGCTCTTTCATATCCTCTGAAAAAGAATCTTTCATTTCATTCTTAGCATCAATAAGCTTGATAATAATTTCTTGTAGGTCGTCTATTTTTTTATTGAGTTCACCTGTCATCCACTTGAATACACCAAACAATAAAACTGCACATAGACCTGCAAATCCTAATTCTGCAAAATTACTGATATCTGGCATTATCCATAGTAGGCAAGTACAGTGCCTGAACCTAAGGTTATAGAAGAAAAAGCTCCATAGATAATATCATCTTGACGAATAGTTAAGCTAGAAATACTATCCCCTATCTTGCTAGTAGCAGATACAGAAGCATTTCCACCAACTACTTTTATCGCTACAAATGTACCCGTGTGGGCATTCGTATCTGATATCACCTTGAAACCTTGTTGACCTAGTTTCAGGTTGTTGGATTCGACTACGGTATAACGAACTTTGCCATATTTGGCATCTGAGGTTGTAATTGTCATCTTGAACTCCTAACGCACCTTACCGAGCTTGACAACTCTCATGGGTGCTAGTTATGTCACTCTTCGTGAGCAGGAAGTTCAGGTCGTACGGCAGACGCAATTTCTTTCGAGTCAAATCCTTGAAAGACCGACCCTGTTACTTGCGTCACCTTTTGTTTAGGCACAACCTCCGCCGCATCCCATAACATTTGGAATGCTTTAAGCCTATCAATAGGTCGACCCTCTGGATTATCTGCTTCAGATTTTACACCATCCACTAAATACGTTAGGTCGATTCCTAAATCCTTGAACACCTTGTCTAATTCTTCTTTAACTGCTGACACGATTCGTTCCTGTTTGATTAATATTCCTGATCTAATTTTCGCATACTGGTTGTTATCTGTTGAAAACGACTTTTTGTATGCCTCTTGTGGATTCAAACCCAGAGCAATATATTTTGAGAACATTGCTTCCTGAGCAGTTAGGTTCTTACGTTTTTGAACGGAATCAAGGTGGTTGTTGTTCCCTCCGAACGAATAGATATTTTTACGTTTGGACGTATCCATTAGTTGGGATTTGGAACAAATGAAAGTACCTGTACAAGTGCCTACATAAGACACTTTCTTTTTATGCTTCATCATCTTTCCACCTCTGAGGATTTGGATAACGCAACCATCATCGGCTACGACCCAGTCTCCAACAGAAGCTTTTCTCCAATCAAGCATATATTGAATGGACGTTGGTACTTCATCAATGGCATCATAAACATTGTGAATTTCTTTCTTTACCTCATACTCACGCATCAGGCATCACACCGCCACAATTGGTAACGACAAGCTCAAAGACCTTATCTCTATCTTGTGGATTCATATCATCTAATTGTTCGCTAAAAGAAGCGGGGACATCTACTTTAAATGATCTTTTTTTCGGTGCAACGTTTACGATTTTTTCTTCAAGCGATTCTAATCTATCACTTTGTTCGTTATATACTATGGTTAAAGTATATTTTTTCATATTTAAAGTTAAACATCCTATTTATTTATACGTTCAAAAAAACCCGTTCTTGACTTTTATATCTGTGGAGGTTACCTTCGGTTGGACACAACCACAACAAGACCGACCTTCTTTTTTCTACCTCCCTCTACAACCTATTTTATAGATCCCAAAGTTCAAAAATTGTACCATTTTGATATACAGCCTGTATTAGTACGGGTGCCCCTATGACAGAGAAATGCAAAGAGCATTTTAGTTATTTATTAATCCAACATAAGGAGACTTTCAATATGAAAGCAAATTATCAATCAATGTATCTAACTCAATCAGCCGAAGACGGTACTTGGCTTTATACTTTACCTAAGGTCAATCGTTCTCTAGTTGATGGCCCTGTTAAAGGTGAAGTTGTTGAAGGTCGTCAACGCTATCAGCGTGATGAGGAGGGGAACTACCTCCAGAATTCCGCTAAGTTAGAAGAGCAATCCACTTTTAAGTGGCATTATATTGTTCTTGATAGTGGCTTGAATGATGTCCAAAGAGAAGATATCCTTAAGAGGGGATATCCTCCTGTTGTGGGCGTCGACGTGAACGCAGACGTTCTGACGGTCGACTGGGACTTTCTATCGTAAGAAAGAAAGAAAGAAAGAAAGAAAGAAAGAAAGAAAGAGACACAAGAGTGTCTCTTTTTTGATTTCCCATAAAATTACACTAAAAAAAGGAATTTAAAATGACATACGAATTAAATATAGTTCATATAGTACAGATATTTTTCACAGGTATAGTAATAGGTTCATTAATGTATGCTATACACATAAACGCTCATTTAAAGAAACAGACATCAATTAAACATCAGGATAAATCATGAGTATCGATTGGAAATGGGTAGTTTATATAGCAGACAATGAACCATGTTATTTTACAGATAAAGATGAGGCATTTCAATATTATCATAATGCGTTATATAATCTACCAGATTACATTGAAATAGATATTGTAGAATTTTAAATATAAAAGTATCCAAGTAGTCAGTGCGTGTAAAGACAACGCACATAAAAATGTCTTTACTACTTGGATACTTATAAAATAAAGAATTAAAAAAATGAAAGAGGTCATCACCTTATATGTGAGTGAAGAAATAAGTACGTGTGATTAAGCTTATTTCGTATATGGAATATATTGAAAACAAAAGCACCTTAGTCTGACTACTACGTAGCGAGTAAGTAAATATAGGAAATATTCA